CCACTTGTTTCTATTATCACCTGCACCAGAATAAAAGCTCGACCTAGTTTTGTGAATATCATAAGCATCTTTTATTTTAGATTGCTCAAATGTCATTCTTTTATAGCTACTTGAATTAAAGTCAAATTCTTGCAAATCCGCCCCAGATTCAAGCATAAAATTTACCGTTTGTCCGCCCGCACCAATATTTACATAAGTATTTACCAATGTTTTTAATTCTGTGTAAAATTTAACATATTGACTAACGCAGAAATTATACCAGTCTTTACCTTTTTTTGTTGCAAAAAATTTAGTTGAATTTAAGCTATCAGTATCTGAAACGCCCCACGCTGCCATTCTTTCTTTTGTTACTTGCGAAAAACTTGTATAAGTGAATCCGTCATTCCAAGCATTAGAAACTGCTCCAATACTTGCATAATTGCCACCAGACGAACTTTGCAACCATGTTCTAAAAGCACTTAAAGCATTATCCGAATAATCCATAAATCTTGGACTTGTACCTCCAAATATTGTTAAACTATTTTCGTACCCATATTCAGCTTCCGACGTTTGAGAATTTACTAAAGATACCCAATAAATAGGTATTTTTCTATCATTAGCATAAGATTTGTATCTTCTAAGTATGTTTATTATAAATTGCTTCGCTACCTGTAAAGCTTTTGTAGATGAATAAGATAATGAACCTCTTCCATAAATACCACTTGCAATGTTTCCAGTATTATCTAACATTAAGTCTGAATCTTCAAATAATCTTGTACTCCATGTTCGCATATCATTCCATCCTTCACGTGTAAATATTGTTTCAAGTCTAAATGATATTTGAACCTTTTTATTATTAACTTGAATCCAGTCCATTAGATTTTTAACAAGTCCATCAAGATTTGTCTTTACGGTTTCGCTATAAATTATATCATTATTTGTATTATTAGTATCGTTGTTGTAGTCTGTTATTGAATAATATAAAGTTGCCAGATTAATAGGTATAATTACATAAGTAGCACCTGCATCTATCATTGATTTTATACTATCAAGATTATATTTGTGCATATTGTTTGTTTGCACTACACCATTGACTGTATAAGGAAAACCAAAACTTCCATCTGTGTACCAAGCAGGCATAAATCCAATCATATATTTATCGTCAATGATGATAGGAATATCGGTAATACTATAAGTACTTGGCAAATTAGATTCTGCACTTGCTTGACTTGAATACCACCCATTTAACATATTACTTCTATAATCTTGTATAGCACCAGATGAATCAGTATTAATCCAATAAAATTGGTCTTCCGCAGTTCCGCTACCGTCTATTTTTTCAGATTTAAAGTACAACCCAGCATATTTATTTTGCGTTGAACTATAAATCAATTTACCCATAAAAATTGGCTTTGTGCTTGGCATGGTATTCAAGTTTTGTTTAAATAAAAGTTTATTTTAAAATATCATTGTTTTCAAGTACTAATAATCCTGCTGTAAGTTCTAAATCTGAATAACCTTTTACAGAAATAGTTTCGGGTTTGACATCTTCAACAATTCTTAAGGAAATAGGCTCAAACTCACCTTTAAACTCTTCATTTTCAAATGCCTCAACCTCTTCTTTAATTTCTTCTTCTGTTTTTTCTTTATCTTTCCCTAACTTAAATATTTCTTGTGCTTCCTTTGAAATGCTATCGATAATCTTTGCATTTTTTGATAATCTACGAATTACTCCAAATGAAAGCTGTTTTGAGTTTGTTAAAATACCGCAGATAGTTGCTAAATTGTACGCTTGTTTGTTTGTCATTTTTTTAAAGTTTAAAATTTAATGAATAAAGATTTATTTAATGAATTTATGTTTTTACAAAGTTAATTTAAAAAAGTTTATAATAAAATATTTAAACTATACCCATCTCGCCTCTGTTGGCGAATAGTAGGTTAATTTTCTCCCTGAACCATAAGTACTCATGTCTATTTTTACACTACCTATATAAAAATTATTTGTATTCATTTTGACTATTCCATCATTAGAGCGTATTTCAATATCGCCACCGCTTAAATCATTTGCTATAAATAACTTTAAATTTTGAGCAAATATACCAGCATCTCCAACGTCTAATCTTGCAGTATTTTTAGCTAATTGAATATTTGCATTACTTACAGTTAAGTTTCCGCTTATTATACTTCCGCCATTCGCTCCAATTTTATTATTGAAAGTATTCCAATGCTCAAAGCTTAAAAATCCATTTTGAGTTGAGGTGGCTTGCTGTATTGATAAATTGCCATTGCTATAAATTAAAGGACTTGATGCTGTTATATTAGCACTACCACCTGAAATAGAATTGAATCTATTCCAATCGTCAGCACTTAAATAACCATCGCTTGTACTACTAGCTTTTTGTATTGAAACAGAATTATTTGATAAAATCAATGGAGAACTAAAAGAATATGTAGTACCTCCGCCAGTTATCGAATCGTCTGTTGTCAATATTCTTGCTCTTTTCCCATCAGCTTTTAATCTATAAATGTTTGTATCTTGGTCTATTTGTATGCCATATTCTTGTAAAACTTTATCAGCGTTTAAACTATATCCATGAATACCAAATATACCTGTATCTTCGTTAGTAAATATAAACCCTAGTGTATCATTGTTGTTAAATACATTATTAGTTTTATCTGCTGTATAGAACTTAATACCACGTTCTCCATTGTCTAATTCGTATTTAACAATTGTATCTTTATCTGTTAAATCAGATAAAGATATACTTGCCCAAGTATTAGCAGTTCCAGTAGTTTTTAAAAATTGACCGTTTGTACCTGTACTTCCATTTAATCTTAATTTACTACCAGATGTCAAGTTAATATCACCATCTACATTTAATCTATAAGTAAGCGTTGAAGTGCCAATTCCTACATTTCCGCTTCCGTCAATTGTAAATCTTGTAATATCATTTGTAGCAAAAATATGAGAATCGGCATTTGGTAAATTATAAAATAAATTATTACTTAAAGCAGAACCATGTCCGATATAACCAGTTCTTGTACCAGCATTATTTAAAAATTCAATATAATTCAACCCTGTTGAAGTATTGCCTTCTAATATTAAACCTCTACTTGTTGTTGCTTTGATGTGCAATTTAGCCAATGGAGTTGTTGTTCCTATTCCTACTAAAGTGCCATTGTCAAATATTAAACTTTGAGTTAATGTATTTGTTGCACTTGCAAATTTTACTAAATAGTTATTATTAGAGCTTATATCAGTCTTTTTGAAACTATTATTTATTTGTCCTTGTGCTTTTTGTAAAGCATTTAATAAAGTGTCATTTAATGCTATTGCTGAATTATTAGGAGTAAAAGTTCCTGTAATCTGTTGAGTATAAAAATCTGTAATACCATATCCACTTATTGTAGTTGGATTTGTCCCTGCCGTTACTAATCCTTTATTATTTACTGTTACGCTTCTATAAGTTCCTGCTGTTGTTGATGTTGGCAAAGTATTTTCTTTTCCACTTAAAAACCCATCAATACTTGTTTTATTATAGTAATTAGCAAAACTTGAATATGAAGCTAAATCAACAATATCAGATGTATTATGAGTATGAGATATTGAAGCTATACCTGCTTGTGATAATGTTTTATTTTCCCATTTTTGAGTTACACTATTATATAATAAAATATTGTTATTTACTGGAGAAGTTATTGAAACATCAGTAATATTATTAAATACGTGTGTATGTGATATTAAAGAATAGTTTGCAGTTATATAAGATGATGTAAAATAATTCGCAAAACTTGCATAAGATGACAAATCTGTTATTTGACTTGTTGTATGAGTATGACCAACTACTGAAATTCCAGCACTAGACAATGTTTTATTTACCCATTTTGTTCCATTCCATTGTAGAATATCATTGTTAGCTTTAGAGCTTATCGTAACATCGCTCAATCCATCTACTGCGTGATTATGCGTAGTTAATGAATATCTCGTATCAAATCCTGTATAGCTTGATAAATTAGTAATATCAGAAGTCGTATGAGTATGTCCAATTGCCGAAATACCTGCTTCTGCTAAAGTATTATTTATCCATGCAGTGCCATTCCATTTCAATATTTCACCATTTACATTGCTTGTTATTGTTACATTTGAAAGGCTATCTAATGTATGATTATGTGATTTTAAAGAATAGTTTGCAATAATATAAGATGATGTAAAATAGTTTGCAAAACTTGAATAGCTTGACAAATCTGTTATTTGACTTGTTGTATGAGTATGAGATATTGAAGCTATTCCTGCACTTGATAAACTTCTATTTACCCATGCAGTTCCGTTCCATTGTAAAACATCATTGTTAGCTTTAGTATTAATACTTACATTTGATAATCCATCTAAACTATGATTATGAGTAGTTAATGAATAATTTGTTAATAAAGTATCAATATTTGTTTTTGTGTAGTAATTAGTAAAACCTGAATATGCACTATTTAAAGTTACTGCAATACTTGTTGTACCGCTACCAGTTGCATCTCCTGTTAATGTAATAGTTTGATTTGAGCTTAATTTTGCATTTAATTGAGCTTGAATTTTATTAAATGCACCTAATATCGTATCTGTTGCTAATATTGAAGTATTTTGTCCAAGTGTATATCCTGCTAATACTGTATTTAATACTCTTGAAGTTGTAAAATATAAATTACTACCCTCTGAAATATTAGAAGTAGTTAATACAACTGCACCAGATAAACCGTTTACACTTGTAACTGAATTGTTATCAGTAAAATTAGCTGTTAAAGTTGTACCATCTTGCTTTGTTAATGTTAATGTTTTTGTTATAGTTCCACTAATTGCAATTGCTGTGATACTTCTATTGTATGCAGTTGTCCAATTTGTTTGATTTGCAGTAGTAGGAATTGAATATCCACTTGTCAAACTAAATACTCCAGTTGTATTAGTATAAGTAAGTCCAATTGCAGTACTTGATAAATTTGTTAATTTAATATAAGCATTATCAAATACAAAATTTGTACCATCATATCCTAATAATCCTGTTGCAAGTGTTGGTATAGTTTTATTTTTAATTGCATTTACTGTTGTAGAAATTGAGTTATAAACTCCACTACCTGAAACATCTCCGCTTAATGTAAAAGTACTTGTAATGCCAAGTTTATTATTAAATGTAACCCAATCTTCTTTTGTTAAATATCCATCACGTAATGATGTTGCTGAAAGCATTGAAATTGCTCCAGTTGTACTATTATAACTTATAGGAGCAATGCCACTAATTAAACCTCTAATTAAACTATCTGTATAAATAGTTCCTGAATAGCTAAATACGCCTGTTGCTGAATTATAAGATAAGCCTGCACCTGCCGACAAATTACTTAAAGTAATATAATTACTTGGATTTGTAGCTAAATAAAATGTTCCGTTTGTTGTGTTTGTATATGCAGTATTCCAATTTGATATTGATGTTGGCGTAATAGAGTTTTCAGTTTTAAAAGCAGTCCAAACTGGGTCTGTTTCAGCTCCAAAATCTATTGCATAAGTAATATTTGTTGTGCTTACTCCAGCTACTATATTAATTGTACTTGTATTTGTATTTATGTAGCGTTGATTTGCATAAGTACCAGCAGTAATAAAATGATAAGCTCCTCTAATTTCTGCATCTGAATCATTATTTGCACTTCTTGTCCAAGCTCCACCTGATACAACGTAAACTCCGTTAGTTGTCTGTGTTGTTTGCCCTGCTACTAATATCAAATCGCCAGCAACTAAAGCAACTCCATTAATAGTTTGTGTACCGCTTAAAGTAATATTTGTTAAAGATATAGTTTTAACATTATCACCTCTTTTAACTAATGCTAAACTATCAACATACGCTTTATTTACAATATGATTTGCTAAACTTGGAGTTAATGAATGAGTAGGTATTGCATCAAATTGAACTACACCTGTAAACCTACCTGTTCCTGTTACGTCTAACTTATATCCGCTATCTGTTGTTGTTCCTATTAGCAAAGAACCATTTAAGTAATTTTTTGCAGTGCCTGCCATGTACAAGTTCCATTTTGTAGATGCAGATGATAAATTCCCAAAAAAACCATAAATATTAGCCCCAGATGTCAAGTTTGCTACATTAAATCCAACATGATTTGTTGGAGCTGTATTCATTGTTCCTTGATTTGCAGAATAATGCTGATAATCAGTAAAACTTGTTATTGAAGATGCAGATTGTGCATCATTTCTAAATCCATAAGCTACTGACACATCTGTTTGTACAACTCCATTTTGATAAACAGATATAGCAGTAGATGCTCCAGTTATATTTTTTGAAACTCTTAAATTGTTACTTGTTAATAAAGTACTTCCAATACCTAAACTTCCAACTAAATAATTAGGTGCAGTGCCTGCCATGTACAAGTTCCAATTATTATTAGAACCTATATTCATACTACCATAAAATCCATAATTATTTGTAGCACCTATGGCATTTGTTGTATAAAATAAATATTGATTTGTTAAAGTAGTAAGTGTACCTTGCCCTGCTGTAAAATGAAAATAATTTGTAAGCGTAGTTCCAGTTGCCATATTACTTTGATTGTATATGCCAAATCCGCTTACTGTAACATCATTTGCAACATTTCCACTTTGAAAAAATCCGTATGATGTAGTTGAGCCACTAATATTTGTTGATAGCCTTAAACCAAAATTTGTTAATGTTGAACTGCCAATTCCAACTCTATTGCTAAAATAACTATCTCCTACAACAGATAATTTAACCCCTATATCTGTTAATGTTCCAATTAAAACATTATTATTATTACTAATTGCAAAAGGATTTATTGCATCTGTATTATTATAAATATAAAATCCAGTAGTTCCAGAACCAATAGTAAATGTATCTGAACCTGTATTTATAATATTTATAGATTTTAATCTAACTTCTCCATTGACATCAAGTAGTCTTGCTGGTGTAGTTGTTCCAATACCAATATTTCCATTTAATTCATATAAAATAGAGTTAGTTAAAGTATTGGAATCAGTCCATTTTGGTAGATAATTAGCTGTACCACTACCATCTAATAAACCTGCATTTAGTATTGATTTGTTTTCCCAAACACCTAAAGTGTTATTATAAATCAAAACATCTTTGTCCGCTACGGTAGTAATTTTAACATTATGTAGTTCGTCTATTTCATAACCATTATCAACTTTTACAAATATTTTACCTTGATTTTGATGAGCATTTACAACCCATCCAACTATAATAGTATGATTCGGAGCTTGTGGCTTTACATTGGTTAAATAACCTGCATTTACTGGGTCTAAATAAAGAATGTCGCCAGCATTCCATGTTTCAGCACCGCCAAAGCTTTTAGTGCCAGTAGTATTAATATTACTTACATTTCCGCTTGTAGTTATAAAACCTTCTTGATTATCGCCAATTGTTTCTGTTACTATTCCAATTGTTGTCGCTGAATCCGCATCACTATTTCCTTGTGCTAATTTTACTGCTAATCTATTACCTTGTGAACCTCCCTCGCTAACATCTCTAATTCTTACGGCTCTAAAATCAGCTTCATTTAATGTGGCACCAGTTTTATTGACTACTCTTAAAACTTGCTCTTGCCCAATTTGTAAAGTAACATTACCACCTTTTAATCCTAAGTCTAAAGTACCGTCTTGGTCATTCCACTTTAAACGACCAATTGCACCCAATGCCGTACTTGAAATATTAAAGTCTAAATAATCACCTTTAAATCCTGTATCGGTTGTCCAAGTATCACTTATTAATTTAAAATAATTAGATTCTACTCCGCTTGTAAGTACTGATAAACCTATATTAGTGTTCCCGTCTGCATTTAATTGTAGTAGTCCTGTATCTAATATTGTATCACCAAATATATTTAAAGTGCTTAAATCATTGCCTAAGTTTACGGTAGTAGCATAATCGGGAGCAATATTTAAAATACCTTTATTTATAGCGAGAATATCAGTAGAAGTCAAAGGTACAGCATCAATACTTCCCGTTACCAATAACTCTCCGTACATATTACCGCCTGCTTCGGGAATATATTTTCTTACTGCATTAGAATCTAAATTGAATGATCCATGAGAACTTGTCGAATTTACGGTATTATTACCACCATAATCGTCTGTTGTACTTGTATTATATTGTACTTCACTTGATTTTAGCTCAACTAAATTTAATTCAGTTGCATTTTCTTGTAAATTATAAGCAGTATTTAATACTAAAAAACGTTTATTTGAAGCTGTAATGATAGGAGTATTTATAAAATCTAAAAATCCAAATACACTACCTTCTAAAATGTCATTATAAGTTGCCGTAACGGCTAATTTATCTTTTAATACCGAAACTACTAAAGGATTGCTTTCAGTATCTGTGTTTCGCTTCCAAGATTGCGTTTCAATATCAGAATCACCAACATATAAAAAATTATTATAGTTAGCTTTTATATAATCTAAATTATCCTGATAATAAACGTCATAAGTTTCTGCATTTTTAGACGTTTTTGGCAAATCTGTATTTGTTACTTGAAAATATCTACCTTGAAATTTAGATACTGCGTCATCTTTTGCCCTTAATTGTAAATTTCTATATTTTACAAGTGTATTTGTAGGTACGGTATTATAAGTAAAACCAGGATATATTCTAACTTATAAAGCAGTAATATTTCCTAAATACAATGTCGCTGAACTGATAATACATTCAATTTGAAACTTAAAAAATGTATCTAAAAATCCTTTTTCAATTATTGCAGCTCGTCCATCTTGTCTTGGAATACCCATTTTATCGACAAAATATTCAGCTGAACTTATGCCTGTATTGTCATATAATTTAATACCAATCTTTATAGCATCTATGGTTGAATCAGCATAAGCTTCAAAATCGAGAGTAAATGCGTCGTAACTTGATACGTCAATCTCTTCACTTTCAAAATAGTGTGTGTCATTATAATTTAAGCTTTGAGTATATTTGTTTTGAAATTTAATACCATTATTTACGCCATCTGTAACGTTTGGTCCATAATCACCAAATCCCCAAGTACCTACTTTACTCCACCCGTTTGGCATTAATCCGCTAAAGCTTGTTAATTCACCATTTTTAAGCAAATTTGATAAAGCTCCAGCGTTAAAAAATGCTGAATATTGTTTGTAAGGTATATCTTTTCTTACAATTGTATTTGTTTTTACTTTTAATCCGCCAGTATGAATTACTGAATCTGAATTTAAAGAAACATTTGCAATTTTCGTTCCTGAACTATTGTATTTTCGACCATAGATAATTCCCTCTATCAAGTCCATTTGGTCGATTATTACCCATTTTCCAGCACCTTGAAATAATCTAAGATTGTGAATAGTTAATAACCTTTGTAATACTTCATAAAAATTATACCATTCTGTCTCGTTTTTTGATAAAGTATTTACATTAAAATAAAGTTGTGCCAATGGACAATCACTTGTTGTTTTTGCCATTGAAGCATCATATTTATTGTAATATATTTCTAAATCTAAAGCATATCCCGTTTGACTTAAAGATTGTGAAATAACATCTTTAAAGCTTTGTTTAAAGCTAATAGACGTTGGATTTGAGTTATAATATGCAATGTTTTTTAATTGATTAATCCCGTCTTTTGCTTGTATGGATATAGTAGCCAAAGTTTCATCTTCAAATTCTTGTGAAGAATAAAAAGGTATTAACCAGCCAATAAATTCAACGGCATTATTTTTATATATTTTTACTTGGAACTTTCTTTCGTCATCAAATTGAAGTGAATCTAAATTAAAAGTAGATGTTACCTTTAAATCTATAATTGCATAACGAGAATAAATATTATTGAATCTGTCGTCTTCGTTGTCGTATCCGATTTTTATGCCATTACCGACAAGTTGAATTTCTGAACTTGAACCTGAATATCCATTTTCTAATAATTCTACTTTCCAAGCAACATTTGAAAGTCCGTAAGCTGTTGCTGTATATTTTAAACCGTATGCCATTTTTTAGAATCCTTTAATTAATTGATAGCGATTTTGTGCTGTGAAAATATCACCTCCACGAATTACTGAATATTGTTGTTGTTGATTTGTAGGTTGTTGCTGATTCTGTGCTTTTCCTTTTAATATACCTGAAAATATACCTGCTCCAATACCTCCAAATATTTGCAAACCTCCAAGCGGATTGCCTTGAACTAAACTTTGAATACCTTGTGCAATTCCTGAAAAAGCTAAAGATTTTAACATATCAGCAATTAACAATTTAATTGTCTGCCCAATATCTTGTAAAGTTTTTGTTCCTGCTATTAATTCTCCAATCATAATTGAACTTGTAGCAGTTGCATCAATAGCAAAGTTTGTCAAAGCATCTCGCATAATATTAGTACTTTCTAATACTACGCTTGCTTGGTCTGCAAATGCTTGATAATTAGTTTTGTCTATTGTTCCTTGTGCTAATCCTAAATACTTTTCTAAATTAGCAATGTTATTACCAGCAATTTGAGCATTTACACCTAATTGAAGCATATTGTTTAAACGATTCTCCATTCTTTTATCAACAGATTGAGGAATGTTTAATCCAAGTTTTAATTTTTCTGCACCGCCAATCATATCAGCAAGATGTTTTTGCATATTCTTACTTACTGCTCCTAAATCAAATCCTTTACTAACATCAAAAGATTTTAAATCATTTACACTATTTTTAGTTAATTGTAATGATTTTTGAACTGCGGTTAAATCAAACCCTTTAAAAAATCCAGCACCTTTTATTTCTTTAGGTATAAATTTATTCTTTTGTTCAAGTTGAAAAATCTTTTCTTGTACTTCTTTTTCTTTATTTAATCTGTAAAAAGCAAACAAATTTTCAAACCCTTCACGTCCTTTTATTCTTTTTTCATATTCTTTTAACTCTTCATTTGAATTATATTTTAATAGCTCTATTTCACGTCTATTTGTATCTGTCATTGAGTTAATATACATTTTTTGTATATCATTTATCAACCCTTCATAAAGCTTTGAATCTTCTTCTAATTGTTTTTGTAAATCTTTATTTGCTTTTCCACTACCTGCACCAGCTCCAACACCTGTTACACCAACAACACCGCTAGGTTTTGCTCCGCTTAAACCTCCCAATGCTTTATATCCTTGTTTTTCTAAAGATTGTAAATTTTTCTCTAAATCACTAGTGCTTTTTTTAAGTTTATCAATATTATCTTTTGCTTGTAAAGCACTTTTAGCATATCCGGCTTGTGGATTTAAAATACCTCCTGTTAAAAAATTCTTAGCTTGGTCTAAATAACTAACTGATTGAGTAGGGTCTTTCTCTAAGGTTTTAATTAACTCTTTATTAGATTGTATTTTATCAAATAATGCTTTTGCTTTTGTAGCATTTTGTAAATTAGTTACATATTTAGAAATAGCTTCATTTAATGAACTATAATTCAAATTTTCAGCATTTAATCCTTTAAAATACTCTGTATTTATTTCTTTTAATTTTGCTAATGCTTGTTTTTTATCTTCATAAGAACTTGTATTGCTTTGTAATATATCATTCAATTTAGTAACTTCATCAATTTCATTACTTATAGTAGATGAAACCTCTTTGTTTACTTCATTCATTGCATTGACGGCAGATTCTATTTTTTTTGTAGTCAAATAATGCTCGCCTAATACTGCAACTAAAGCACCGATTGCAACAGTTACCAACCCAACTGGAGAAATTATTGCTGTAAAACCTTTTGCCATCATTGGCAATACTTCACCAACTAAAACTAATATTGGAGGAATAACTATTCCTAATCCACTTATTATAACTATTGCTTTTTGTGCTTCGGGAGATAAATTTTTAAAAGCATCAACTAATTCAGATAAATAAGCAGTAGCTTGCGGAATTACTTCTTTAAGATTTAAAGATTTAATTATAGTATCTCCTAATGTAACCAAACTTTGATTTATACTGTCACTTGCATTTGACATAACACCTTGCCAAGTAGTAGCTTGATTTGCGGTCATTCCAAAGAACTTTCCGCCCTCACTTGTCAATGATATAAATGCTTGTTCTAAGTTTGCAAAAGATATTTTCCCTTCGCTACCTAATGCTTTTACTTGACTTTCTGAAACTCCTAATTGTTTTGCAAATTCTTGAATGACTGGAATGCCTCGTCCTGTTAATTGATTTATGTCTTCCGCCATCAAAGTGCCTGATACTCTTGCTTTTCCATAAATATCAGCAAGTTCCTTAACACTCATTCCAACGCCTGCGGATATATCACCAATACGACTAAGATTAGGAATTACTTGTTCTTGTGCAAATCCAAATGCTAATAGAGATTTTGTAGCTGTTGCAACTTCTTTAGATTCAAAGGGAGTAGATAAATTAAATTTTTGCAAATCTTGCATCATTTTCTTTCCAGCTTCAACACTACCTAACATAGTATTAAAAGATGTTTGCAAGCTTTCAAATTCACCACTCGCATCTAATGCAGATTTAGCAACTAAAGCTAAAGGTGCTGAAACTAATACAGATAATTTACCACCTATTTTTTCAAGGTTACTACCAAATTTATCTATATCTTTTTGTGCATTTTTTAACCCTTTGTTTAAATCATCAATATCAACTCCTATTGATAAAAAAAAGCTTCCTAATCCTGCATTCATTTCTTTAATAGTTTTGCGAGCTGACGTTCTGCATATCGTTGCTCATATTCTTTTACAAAATCTCTTTCTATATTCTTATTTTCGGAAGGCAATTTGAATATTTTATCTCGTGAAATATGTTTTTGAGTATGAATATTTATACCCCAATATATTTGCTCACGTATCTGAAACAATTCAAATTCTTTATCTTCCTCGTTAGCTTCATGCAAAATAAAGATGTCATATAAAGTAAAAGAAAATATTTGAAATATAGTAAAACCGTTTTTTAATCCAATTTTGTCAATTTCTTTCCAGAACTCATGCCATTCTTTTTTTTTGCCTCACCTGTTTCTTTTTTAATATTATTTTTTTGTGCAAATTCTTCCGCTGTCATACCTACAACTGAAATCCATAAAGCATCTATTGCACCTTTATACTCTTCGGTTGATGGAGTATTTGTATCTAAAAACAAATCTATTTCCTCCACACTTTTAGGCTTAAATCCTGACCCTTCGCTTTGCATCAAAGCATTTTCATAAGTATATTTTAGAAAATATGAAGTAAATTCTAAACTCATACCTTGTTGTGTTGCTAAAAACAATAATTGTTGTGCATCACATAAAAAATGCTTAGTTAGATGACGTAAAGCATACGTACCAACTAAGCAATTTCCTAAACCATTTATATAAAATCGTCCTTTCATAATTTAACTTTTAATACTTCAAAGATTTGTATTTCGTTTTTATGATTTAATTAGTTAAGCAACAGTTCCAACTGTAATATCTCCGCTAAATTCCAATGTAGCAGTAAATGTCAAACCTGTTTCAGTTCCTGAAGTTAATTGCAATGCTGTTACATAAGCCGTGCCAGCGTGAGTTGAATCTCCTGACGTTGTATTTTTCAACAATAAACTTAAAGAACTACCAGCTTTTGCCGATGTCATTAAGTCATCGAAATTTCTTTCATCTGTACCTGCTTGAAAATCTACAAATCCCTCAATAGACAATGAGAATGATTTAAGACCTACAATAAAATCTCTAAATCCATTATTGTCTTTAGATGTCAAATCAATAGTATTTCCCGAAAATGAAAGCGAAATATTAGTCAATTCTGCAACTAATTTATTTGCATTGCTTTCAACGATATACAATTTGTGCGATGATGCGTTACTTTTTGCCATTTTTTTATTTTTGTTTTAATAAATGTTCAATTACTATAATTTTTCTAAAAATACTTTGAGTATCTGTTACTATTGGGTCAAAATCGTTATCAATTACTTTCTTGGTTGCAAATATATCAAAATCCGTTAAAGTAAAACTACATTGACCAGGCGAAGGCATTAAATTTGTAAGTATATTATTAACTATTAAATCTAAACCTTTTCTGCTTGAATAAAAGTCTGTAAATCCTGCATAAATATCCAAAGTAATAGAACATCGCATATTAAAAGAGTTTTTTGTACTTTCTTCTGCTGATGTTTGTGTTCCTAAAATTACATAAGGCTTATTTACAGAATTTGGAGCTTTAGTGTCATAACAATCATATCCAAGTCCGCTAATAAGCGAATAATATGCTTTGCGTAATGGATAAGTAGTGTCTTTCATGCCGAATATTTTTTAACTATATTTTTAATGTTTTGAATAAACTTATTTCTTTCAGAATAAAAAGCAGGTATTAAAAATGGCTGTGCTTGCATTTTACCTTCTCCATTTACATAAAACTTCATTGCTAACTTTTCAAATTCTGGATCAACTTCTACATATTGCCCTGTTCCAAATTCAACGTAAGGAGCATAAAATTCAGTTGCTCCAATTTTTGCTCTTAGTTTTTTATTATCAACTTTATGAAAAATACTTTGTCTTAATTTTCCTAAATCAACTGGAACACCTTTTGTTTTTTTCCCTTTTCCAACTGGTGCATTCATTTTAGCTTTCATTTCCATAGTAGATGAAGCACGTAATAATTCATACTCAAATTCCCTAATCATAGATTGAGAATATCTTTGTAAGTTTCTAATTATTTCATCTCTACCTCTAACTGCCATAAAAACTAATTTTTAAAAGTTATTTTTTTACTAAAATAAGCTTAATTACTAAATTACGAGCCATTACGTTTTCTACTGAAACAATATTAAACCAAATAGAATTAAAAAGTACAAGTTGATTCTCGTTTGGTACTTTGCCATTCTCATAGCGTATCTCAACTTTATAGCTTTCTATATATTCATTTTTATTTGCTTCAAATGTTCTACGTGATCCGTCTGGAACAATGTATGCAAGCGTAGTAAATGCTAACGTTTTAGTTGAAGTTCCAAAACCGCAAGCGTCATACCTTGTTCCAGTTACATTACAAAAAATTAATTTAATATTTTAATTTCCCACCATTTAATGTTATTTTAAATAACAATTTATTTTAAAAAAAAAAAAAA